ATTTTCGTTATCAATAAGAGTAAGTCATAACGTGTATAAGCAACCAAGTAACCTATATATGGGTTATGAAAAAACTTTTAATAGGTGTCTTTGTGATTTGGTTAGGATTTAATTATCTTTATAAGCAAGTCAATGGCGAACCGCTATACTTGAGACATCAATCTGATTGGGTAGGTGACCGTTATCGCCATGAAGTTAACTCTGCTCAAAAAAAACTCGTGTTTAGTTCTGAACTAAATAGTGAGAGGGATTAGGAGAGGAGAGAGTATGAAATATTTTAGTTTGTTTCTGGTGGGTCTGTGGGTGCATATGGTGTATAGCCCAAGTTTACCTTACGAAGCGGTGTTAGCAATTAAGTTGTATCTTGGTATGATGGGTTGGTATTGTTTCATGACCTTCATGACGGAGAGAAAATAATCTTAGTTGAGATGTTGGATAAGATAAGTGAAATGGTGTTAACAGGGTTGCTCAACGACTTGATGTTGGCGTTAATTTATTAATAAAGTGAGGAAAGATTATGTTATATACTATTGGTGTCATCACATGCATAGGATTCTACCTATTGTGTTTCTGGTTATATATGTTCTTCAATCGTTTGTTGGACAAGTTGGAATCGTTAGACGATAACCTAGAAAGCATACGTGTGGATTTAAACGTCGCTAAGGTTGAAGTGCGAAGAGCTCAGCAGTTGATAGAAAGACAGGATGCTGTGTGAGTCTCAAAGACTTATCCGAAAACCTTCAGCACGAATCTGAAGTACATACCTTTATCAAACAGGAACGAGTTCTTCGTAGGACTCTTGGCATTTCTATCGGTCAACGATTAGAGATTGCTAACATCATTGCCCAACACAAACACGAAGAAGCACGTAAGACGAATGTGAAAGCCTACATGACCAATTGGTTTTTACATCAAGACTATCCTTTGGTGAGTAGCATTTGTGAACAAGCAATTGACATAGTACGCAAAGTTACGTTGAACGACCAGAAGGGTAGTCTGGACAAGTTCTTTACCTTCGACTGTTGGGGTGCAATCTACGAACAGTATCATTATACCAAACCTCATACACACGGACCTGCCTTATGGTCTTGGGTGTATTATGTGCAAGTACCGAACGGTTCTCCACCGTTGCTCTTTCCAGAGGCGAAGTTAGAAGTCTATCCGAAGTCGGATGAGATAATTATATTTCCAGGCCATGTTCTCCATGAAGTTCCGAAAGCATCAGAGATGGATGCCGAACGAGTGGTTCTTGCTGGTAATATCTATTTGGATTATCGTTACAACGCTTAACAGAAGTTCCTATCTAGTCTTATAAATACCGGCATGAATGAAAACTATTTTATGGGCCTAGATGGTTTCGTATGGTTTACTGGTGTTGTGGAAAATCGTGACGACCCAGCAAAACTAGGTAGAGTACAAGTACGGTGTCTAGGTTTCCACACAGAAAATTTAATTGATATCCCATCAGCAGACTTGCCGTGGGCTCATGTTATGCATCCTGTTACTGACCCATCCATGCAAGGTCTTGGTAATACACCATCCTTTCTGGTTGAGGGTAGTTGGGTAATCGGATTCTTTCGTGATGCAAATGAGAAACAACAACCTATCGTTATGGGTTCGTTGCCTGGCATACCAAAAACGGAAGCAGATATCAGTAAAGGTTTTAATGACCCTGGCGGTGAATACCCAAATGAAGATATTTTTCATTCAGGTCATGGACTAAACGAATCGGATGTATCAAGACTTGCAAGAGGTGAAGATGCAGAGACACACAAGTCTCTTATCAATCGTAGAGATACACAATTTAAAGATATACCTACGGCAACTAAACCACATGTATCTACAGTATCAACTGCAAGTAAATTAGAAACTGCTGGAAGTTTTGATGAACCTATACCTAGAGGATATAAGGCGGCAAACCTTTTAGAGGTGGGTGGTGGAAAACAAATTGGTAATCCAACAGGACTCTATCCTTTCAATCATGTACACGAATCTGAATCTGGACACATCAAAGAAGTAGACGATACCCCAGAGGGTGAAAGGTTGTACACACAACATGCTGCTGGAACTTACGAAGAAATTATTGCTGATGGTACAAAGACAGTTAAAGTGGTTGGTGACAACTATGAATTGATTGCTGGTAAATCTAATGTCTATGTGAGAGGAGATATTAATTTAACATGTAGTGGAGATAAGAGAGAACTTATAGAAGGTGATTACATATTAGAAGTTGGTGGTAACTTCACTAGAAAGATTGGTAAGTCTGAACAAGTCAAGATTGGTACTGGAGAATCTGGTGGTAATCTAGAGGAAGAAATAAAAGGTAACCATGCATTTAATATTGCGAACTCTGTTGCTGGTGCAATCGGTACAACGCTTACAGGAACATCAAAAGATTTTGATATTACTATCGGTGGTAAAGAGACACGAAGTATTGGTGGGAGTGTTGATATTACTGCTACAGATAATTATCAGATTACTTCACTCAAGAGTGTAGGAATACTTGCAACGGAAAATTTAACAACCTTTAGTGTTGCGAGTACATCCATATCTTCTGGTACAACTATGACTGTTAAGGCATCAACAACACTAGATATTAAATCAGAAGCAGTTGGTTCATTATTGTTTAGTGGTGATGGAAGTACAGTTACTGCAAACAATGGTTCTGGTACTGCAATAGAACTTACAGGTCATATACATTCACAAACTGATACAGGTGCAGATGCAACAGCACAAGGTAACACATTGGCGCCAGTGGCGTAGGAATAAAGAATGGCAGTTTTTTCAAATGACAATTTACAAGGTGCAAATGAAAAGTTAAATAAATCTTTGACTGATGCTAAAGCATTAAAAGATAGTCTTCTTGCAAATCATGGTGGAGATGCAAGTACTATTCTTGCAAGTCTAGAATCTAAAGTAAGTGATTTACAATCATCATTTGCTGATATGATACCAGAGTTACCAACGATACCAAATATAAATATGCAATCTGAATTTGCAACACTTAGTAAATTAAATATAACATCACCACAATACCCATCACAAGTTGCAAATATAGTATCACAGTTTGGCCCAGCAATGAAAGCTAAAGGATTGGATATTGAATCTCTTGCTAAACAAATACTAGCAGGTGGGAATATTGGAGAGTTACTTCCAAACTTACAGTTACCAGCTGGGGAAATAATTCCTGTTGAATTGCCAGCAGAAGTTTCTTTACCATCTAAAGAAGCAGTAGAAGAAAAAACACCTAAAGTTGATAAAGAAACTAACGCATCTTTAAAAACTAAAGAGATAGAAAAAAATGAAGAAGAAATATCTGGGGCAACAAAAACAGGAACTGTTATTCCTGAGACAAAAGAAAAATTGTATGGATTTAAACTCTATCTTTCTTTAAGAACATATGTTCCAGGCACATATAAAAATTTCTTTAATCAAGATAAAGCCTTACAAAGACTTTCCGACAAAGATGTAGATAAAATATTTAAGAGAGCAAATGAAGAGGATGCTCGTAAACAGATGGCAGCCTTCCCCCTTACTCGTAATTTCGATAGTGTTACTTTTGATGAGGGTATGAAAAATGGTCTAGGTCGTAAGCAAGCTCTAATAAATGCGAGGGAAAAGAGAGATTGGAAATGGAAAGAAGATTCTGCTGGTTTTATTTATTACGATAACAGGTATAAAAAAAACAGGAAGACATAGTCTTCTCTTATAAATAATAATTAAATAACAAGAGATTATATATGTCTGCTTACAAAGACGCACAAGCACAGAATAATATCAGTCGTAATGTCAGACAATACTCTGATTTAGATTTATTTTTTGGTAAAAGGGTCGTTGGTTCTGATATCAATAAAGTAACTGATATACAAGCTGTCAAGAGGTCATTGAGAAATCTAATTAATTTGAATACATTTGAGAAACCATTCCACCCAGAAATATCTGGTGGGGTTCGTGAGTTACTATTTGAAAACATGAATCCAATGACTTCGGTGGTTATGACAAGAAAGATAGAAGATGTCATTAATAACTTTGAACCAAGATGCCGATTGGTATCGGTAAGAGCAATACCAGATTATGATAGAAATGCTTACAATGTAACCATAGAATTTTATGTAGTTAACGCAC